CCTCACTACCAGGACCATACTTTTTCCTCCACAAAAGATATGAGAAGTTCCCGATGAAGCCTAACCTTTCAAAATTCTCATTACATACATAGAGCATGATTAAATTACACCCCCACAAATTGAGGCGTGAAGTAAATAGACACCTCTAAATTAGATACAAATTGGGCAGCGTCATAGCGAATCAAGTTATCACCTACATCCACACTAAGTTGAATATCCGAATCGTAGGAAAGGTAATTGAAGTAATTAATTTGCTGTCCATTTCGTTCAAGAATGGCGTATTCATTACCTCTTTGAGTATTTACTGTGACAACATCACCGCCTTGTAAAGTACCTTCAATTTTGACAATACGACCAGTATCTACAACTTCTATATATGGCTCAACCACACTCCCTAAAGCTGTAAACTGAATACGCAAGGGTGATGCTGTATCACTATCATTAAAGACATTGACTACATTGTTAGGCTCACGGTAGCCCATTTCAATACCGTCTCCATCTGCATCAATTTCAAGTTCAAATTCAAAGGCTGCTACCCACATAGCAATTTCATATTTCTGTTCCTCTGTATACCACCATGGATTAGGGCAAAGAAATGAAATCATAAATTCAGGAATGATATGCTTACTCACAACAGGTGATTTTTCAACTCTACAATCTATATACCGAGTAACTTCACCATTCTCATATCTCAATGTAAAGTGATGTTTAGGATTAAAGAAGCGAATAATCTTTTGCCGATTGATTTCTTTATCCAAGCGAATACGGCCATTAATTACAATATTCCGTTCCCGAACACTAGAACCTTTTACATTGGTTCCATCTTCGTTGTAATTCTTTACATTATAGAATTCATTTTCTAAGGCCTCTAAGCCATCAGCAGTATCTAAATAAAAAGGGCTAGACACTGATATTTCAAATGTCTGCCCACGATGATTATCAAATATTAATTTCTCTCGCCTTTGGAAAGACTCTATCATGCTCTAACCCCCTTTAAAATTGTAACCCCATTTCCTTCAAAGCATTTTTAGCCATTCTTGCTGACTCATATGGATCAAGTGCTTTGGGACTTGTAAAGTTCATGTGGTAATGGTTTTCTATAGTTGAAGTAGAAGTTGTGGAGGACACAGGTGTTTGAGCAGTCGTTTCCTTACTCGCTACAGACTTCTCTGCACTACTTGCTAATGAACCATACACACTATTCATAGCACGTTGTAATCTACTACTAGACTGCTCCATACCTTTAATTAGCCCTTCATTGATGTTTACCCCGAACCCCATTGTTACCCTTGATGGTGAATGGATTTCTAATGCAGCAGCAATAGTGTTAGCAATGTTATTAGCGATTTCTTGTGCCTTAGCATACAAAGCATTTGCAGTTGATGAAAGACCTTCTAAAAGTCCATTTCCTGCATCTACGCCTATTTGCTTTAATGACGAAAGCTCCGATTTCGTACCTTGTGTAACAGTTTTAATTTTAGTTTGCCATTCTAAATTAAGCTTTGTGAGTTGGTCATTTGCAGTTTTTCGCATTTCTTCAATTTTTACTTGAGTATCCATTTTCATACCTGATAATTCTGTTTCAGCTTGCTCTCGCGCAAGTTGCGATTTCTCTTGATACAATGCGCTGTATTGAGACAATTGCTCATCCGTCATACTATTAAGGGCGACTAACTCAGGTAATGCTTTAACACCTAAAGCAGATAGTTCTTCTAATAATTCTTTATTAACCCCCCGACCTGAAAGCTTCTCAAATTCAGCTTGCCACTGTTTAAAACCATCAACCTGACCTTGTAAATTAGTCATCAGTTCAAGACCAGTACGGTTCAACTCAACCTTGAATTCATCGAAAGTACCAGCATAGGACTTCAAAGCCTGCTCTCTATTTTTTAAAGCGTCAGTGTATGCCTTTGTTGCTTCTTCTTCTTGTTTAATGAGGTTGTCACTAATGGTTTGGATTTTTGATTGATATTCAGAATTAATCGAGACAATTTGCTTGTTAATATCTTCAACAGCTTTTTGATATTCCTTTTGAGCAGTAATACGCTCTCTTGTACCTTCTGCAAAGAGTTCAATTGATTGCTCCCAAATTGCTGCTTCTTGTACTAACGATAATTCATCTAATGATTTTTTATCAGCAATATAGTTCTTGATTACCTCAAGATACTCTTTTTCAGATTTCTCTACTAAAGCTTTATACTTTTTCTGAAAATCAATTTCTGATTTCATTTTATTATCTCTATACGAAGCTTCCAGTAAAGCAATCTCTTGAAGTTCCTGTTGAGTTAACTTACGTTTCTTTTTAGCAGCATTGTTTTGGATTTTGTAGATTTTTTCTAACGTCTTATCATTTTTATCCTCATTCTTTTTATTAAATTCATCAATCAAATTTGAGTATTCTTCTTGATAAGACTTAGATACTGCTAAAATACCATTACCGATATTCTCCATAGCTGCATTAACCTTTGGTGCAGATTGATTTAAACCAATTATCATACCTTCACCTGTCCACAAACCAATCTTCATAAATTCCCTTGAAGGCGAATGAATACCAAGCAACTTTTTCGCTGTGTTGACTACGCCATCCACAACACCTGTAATTGACTCAATCGCATTTGCTGTCATGGCTGAAATACCCTTTATCAAACCATTTATAATATCCTTACCTATACCAGTAAATTGTTCTGGCAACGATTTTACTTTCTCAATCATTCCATCCTTAATTTCATTCATTTTCTTAACTACGTTTGTCTTCATAGTAGAAACTGTATTTACAAAATTAGTAGAAAGATTTTTAACGAAATTGATAACTGATGTAACCATGTTCGAAATAGTGCTACTTGCATTAGTTCCCAAATTTTTAAAGAAATTTATTACAGATGTAGAGAAATTAGAAACTGTGGAGGACACTTTTGAGCCCATTGAGGTAAAGAATTTAGCTATGTCATCCCACATGCCTTTTAATAGACTAACACCTGTTTTAGCAAGGTTAGTGACAATCGTTTTGATTCCACCAAAGAATGAAAGTGTCATCCAACCAACAACAAGATCAATGGCCCCTTTAAATATTTGTTTAACGCCTTCCCACATTTTTGAGAAGTCACCTGTAAATAGACCACTAAACGTTTTAATGAGACCCATTATGATGTTTAATGCACCATCTATGACTTGTTTAATGGCATTCCACACTGTTTCGATGATGAGCTTCACAGCTGGCATAACAAACTCTATAACAGCCTTTATGCCATTAAAGATATTCTGAACTGCCTGTAAAATTTGAGCACCTTCAGTGTCCCAAAACTGTTTGATTTGTGCTATTTTTTCTCCAATAAAAGAAGCCACTGTTTCAAATACAGTGACTGCAACATCCCTAATTGCCTGGAATACATTATTTACATTTTCCCTAAATGTCTCAGAATTTTGATAAGCAGCCACTAGGGCGACACCCAGTCCCACTATCGCAGCTACTACTAAAGTAATCGGAGAAGTTATAGCGCCAATTATTGCTGCTAATGCAGGCCATGCGGTGACAAGTCCACCAATAGCTGGCATTAATGCAGCGAATGCACCTACTAAAATAGCGATTGTAGCAACAATAGCAACTATTGCTGAAGCTAAACCAGCATTATTAGATACCCATTCTGCGATCTTTGCCACTAACTGTGCAATGCTTGATAATAAAGGTGCAAGAGATTCTTTAAGACTACCCATTGCTGTTGATAACGTATAAGCAGGATCAGCATTGATTTTAGCGACATCATCATTCAATTTCTTTTGCATATCATCAGCTGACTGTATATGTTTATCCATGTTAAGAATCGTATTAGCGATATTCTCTCCTTGGTCTTCCCACATTGTGCCAAAGAGCTCAACACCTAATGCGTTTCGTGCTACATCATCTTCAACATTCATTAAATATTGTGTCATGTCCTGAAACGCCTGATTACCTTTTTCGCCACCTTGAGCGATTGCTACACCCCACTTACGAAATTGCTCTTCAGAACCTCCAATAATTTGCAATGCATCAATCATTGAAGTTGATAAACCTGCACCCATTTCAGCAGCCTTAATACGTCCTTCCTTTAGTCCATCTAAAAGATTATCTATATTCCATGTCCCAGTTTCAACGCCTGCTGCCATAATTCCTTGGACTTGTTTTGCATCAAATCCTGCTCTTTGAAGTTGTCCGCCATATTCAGCAATAATATCTAATTGTTCTGTAGGAAAACCAACACTTAATAATTGATTCGTTAATGCTAAAGCATCCTTTTGAGATATTTTTAATTCTTTACCTATTTCAAATGATTCCTGAATTAACTCTTTAAAATCTATCTCTTTATAAGCACTTGAAATCATTGCTGCGCCTTTAATTATCTCTTGGTTAGTTTCCATAGACGCATCTTTATTAAGGACCATTTGTCTACGTACACCTTCATAGGCAGCTTCTTCATCTCCAATTGCGGCTGTGGTTTCCATAATAGATTGACGAACTGCTTGGGAATCTGCTTCATTAAGATTCATGGAAATATCAATATTAGTATTTAGTTTAGATACATCTAAAGATTGTTGTACAACCCCTGCAATACCACCGCCAGCTGCTAACCCTGCAACTACACCAGATAATTCTTGACCAAATCCATTAACTGCTTCTTCAGCCTCATTAGCTTCTTGAGTGATTCTTGCTAAGTCTTGTCTTACTCCGTTTAAATCAGCACCTTCAGCTGCTCTACGTAGGGCTTCCCTCATTTGATCAATATCTACACCAGCACCTAAAGCATGTTGACCCATTACACGTAAAGCGCGATTCATTTGGTCAGTTGTGGCTGACCCATCACGAATTGCATTTGTTAAGCGTGTTCCTAATAAGTCAGCGAATTGATTGACATCAGTACCAGTGGCCTCGAAAAACGCTGATAATTCACCTGTCGTACGTGCTAATCGGTCTTGCTCATTAGCTGTGCTAGCCATTTGAGCATTGAACCGTTGCATTTGTGCTTCAGTAGTTGCTAGTTCACGTTGGAATGCCCTGTATTGTTCGGACCCTATTTCACCATTACGAAACTGTGCTTCAACTTGTGATTGAGCTTCTTTTAAAACATCTAGTTTTTGACTTGTGTTTTGAATTTGTTCTGCTAAAAGTTGCTGTTTTTGAGCAATCAATTCGGCATTACCTGGATCGAATTTTAATGCACGTTCAACTTCTCTTAATTCACTAGTTACCTTATCACTTTCTTTATTAACGTCTTTTAAAGCATCCGTTAGCCCTGTTGTATCTCCATTTAGTTCAATCGTAATACCTTTGATTCGATTGTTTGCCATTACCCTCACCTACCTTTTGAACAAATAAAAAACACCTGCCAAAAGGCAAGTGTTAAAACATGTCGAAATCAGCTTGTGAAGCCTTACGAACTGTTTTCTTTTCTTTTTTATTGTTTGGATTCTTTGTTTCTAGATATTCGTCAATGTAATCTAAACACATACCGAATGTCATTGTTTCAAGATCATCATGTGTTAGCCCACATTCTTTACATAGTACTAAAAATTGTTCGGTGCTAATTTCTCCAGATGGACTATTAGTACCGTCATTCGCTACTTTTTTTTAGAACCTATCGTTTTTTCAAGTAAATCTTGTAATGGCTCGATAATATCTAGTATTGGAAATTCCTCAAATGATTCTAGCCATGACAATGGATCTGGAACATCAGTATTTGCTGTTTTTGCAAATACCCATGCAATATCGTAAAACATATTGAAATCGATGTTATCTCGCATCCAAACAACTTTTTCATTTTCTGACATGTCATCGAACTTTTTATCTGTAACGCCCATGCTTAATATATCTTTCAGCATATCGCGTTGAAATTGCATCATGTAGCGTTTTGCAACTGCACCATTTGATTTAAAGGGAATTTGTTTACCATCAATTGTTAATGTAATTTCCATCTATCTGCCCTCCACAGTTCAATTATTAAGGTGTTGGTACTTCTGTTGGTTCAAATACACTTGTATACCATGCATCGTACACAGCAGGTGTCGTTGTACCTGTAGTTGATCGTTTGACAACCCCATCTACTGTAGGAGCAGCAATGAATGATAACTCTTGTGTAGTTGGTTCTGTAGTTTCTGTTTTTGTCTCACTTGATGTTCCTGGACGGCTAACAGTAACGTTATACAATACATGTCGTGTCGCCTTTACGTCGCCATCAAATTCAAACATTAAGGCAATCGTTTTTGGCTTAGAATTCGCTGTTTCAGTAAGTACACCTGATGTTTCATCTAATTGATCGCCTAAAACATCTGTACGGAATTTTAAAGGTAGTTCAGCAGCTTCATATGTGCCTTCATAACCGTTGTTTACTGTTGTCGCATAATATACGCGATCATCTGCATAGAATTCTGAAGTTTCTCCTCGTGGTTCCAAACTTAATGACACCGCACCAGGATATTTCTCTGGTGTACCATAAGTTAATTTTCCGTCTGCTGCTTCAGTTGCTACTGCATAATGAACGTTTTTTAAACCAAAGCGTACTTTGTTTTCTGCCATCTAAATGACCTCCTAATTAATTAAAGTAATTGAATATGTGCATTTAAAAACTCCCTCGTCTCTGATGAATAATTCATCGTAAGACCAAGGGAGTTCGTTTTCATTTAACATATCTTCGATTTTCTTTTCTGCTGTTAAATCTTTATTGATTACATATAGTTCAATATCAACATAATTGATTTTTGACAAAACTTTATTGTCAGCACTAAATGTGTCGCCATCCACCACTAAGTAGCAGATGAAGGGAGGCACTTGTACTGATTTAAAGTGTGAGTAAGCTACTGGATAACCTAGTGCTACTAACTTTTGTGCTAGTTCAGGTAACGTCATCCTCTGATCGCCTCCTCAACACCTTGGACAAATTCATCAATCATTTCTTCCTCGACAGGTCTAATGTGAACCTGTGCAGGCACACGACCTCCACCAACTTTTGCATGGCCTTTTTCAAGTAAATGAGTAAGTTGATATTCAATATTGTGGACGATCCATTGATTACCTACCTTTTTCGCTCTCCACCCTTTTGCATATCGATGCCTTACACCAATAGGAGAACGAATTTTAAGTTGTCTCGCACCTTCTTTAGCGACTTTTTCAGCAACCTTTTCTATATCTTCTCCAACACCATGAGCGTAGTTTCTTAGAGTGCGGTTAATTTCAGCAGCAAGGTTATTAATATTTGTTGCCATATCATGACCGCCCTTCTACAACAATTGTGACAGTATTGTTCATATCATCATCATTAAGAGCACTTTTAACATCGTATACAACGCCATTTTGAACCACTTCAAAACTCGTATGTTCACTATCTATAAATTCAGCTAGTGATTTTGCATACTTTAATACATAACGTTTCTCGACTTTTGTTTGCTCTCTTCCGGCATCCATTATTTCGCTACCTTTTAGCGTTTTAATCATGGCCCAATAGCGTCCGTAGTCCTCAAACGTTTCAATTTCTTGTAATAATTCATCTGTAGTCAAAGTGCGTTTACGAAGTGAAATCCGATGACGATACAAGCCGCTGTGATTGTTTTCGTTGTATCTAAACTGTTTCATCGACTTCACTACTTTCGAGTGCTTTAGCAATATTCAAATTGTTAAGCTGCGTCAAAAAATTAGTGTGGAAGTATTCAAGTGCATCGTTATAAGCATAGCGAGAACGCTCGAATACAAGCTCTTTAAAGACTTCGTGAGTGTTTATATCATAGTCACCACAAATGCGCTGTAAATCGTCGTGAGAAGCTTTTAAAATGCGTTTTAAATTATCGTCTTCATCATCACTTAGTCGCATTCTAAGTTTGAACTCTTCTAAGATTTCTTGAGTAATCACATCCACATTCATCACTCCTTATCTTTAGGAGTTTCTGTGACTTCCTCAATGAAGATTTTTTGATATTTATTTTTTGTAGTCGATAATTCTTCCAACCGTGCTTTAGTCGCCTTCTTGCCCTCCACAGGATAATTATCACCGACCTCATAAATATGTCCTTCATGTTTTAATTCCTTAAAACGACGAACCACTTTATGTTGTGCCATTCTATCCCTCCTCATAAAGAATTAAGACCCCTTAAATTAAGGAGTCTCTGGTGCACTAGCAGTAAATTGAATGTTCAAGTCGTATACTAAAGCTGTTTTGTTATCGCGTGGACGACCATTTGCAAAACGCTTAATTGTATACAATGTCGCATCTTCAATAGCTAATGTTTGATCGAATTTTTTAAGCTTATAACCACCAGCTACTGCAGCAATGTACTCCCCTTTAATGAAGAATAACGCTTTTCCTACTGGAACCTCTTCTGACTCAACTGTTTGGATGTTATAAGGTAATGAAGTTACCCATTGTCCATTAGCTGTTTGAATTGTGTTTCGGAATTGTACACCAATTGCATCGACTGGATTTACAACCATCACGATTTTGTTCATTACTTTTCGTGATTCACCTTTTTCATTTGTAGATAATGCCTTAACAACATTATAAAGCTCACCTGTAACTGTTTCGCCATATTGTGAAGGAGCAAATGTTAATGTACCTGATGATGTTTTATCAGTTACAGCACCTGTATTTGCATCAACATTTTTCATTAATCCAACTGGCTCGCTATGAGCTGAACCACGGCCATTTAAATAGCCATACTCTAAACCTACTGAATATGATTCTACTAATAATTCACGAACATAACGCTCAACCCATTCTGGCCCCAGTTCTAACATGTCATTCGGAATAGCTGCAAAAGCAGTTAGTTTTAATTGAGTAATTTTTTCTTCACGGAACGCTGTGTTTACTTGTCCAGTGATTTCACCAAATAGTTCTTTCCACGCATAAGCCTTTGTTGGATCAGAATAAATAAATTTAGTTGCTGCGCCTAAATCTTGAATACCAATTGCATCTAGTAAAGGATGAGCTTTCGTTAAATCTTGGAATACACGTTCTTGAGTTGTTTCTGGTAAAATTGTTTCGTCTTTAAAACCACCATCTTGAACAACTGCATTGAAGAATTTCTTTTCTTCAGATGTTAGAACATCATTTCCACGTGATAATAGAATTTGAGAGTCTAAACTTTTATTCGCTGCTTCATTTACAGCTTGATTTTTAATTTCAACTGTTAAATCTTCAGCCAATGCATTCATAGCATCAGTAAAAGCATTGTCGATTTGGTCCTGTGTTGAATTTTCATTATCACGAACTGTCATATATGCATTTAGTTTTTCTTTGTAATTTTCCATTTTTCCATTTAATTTAATAACCATTTATGATTACCTCCGTTTTTTAAGTAAATTAAAAGAACCTTTTTCGCTTCTTCTGGCTATCCACAGTTGATGGTGTGGCAGAAGTAGGAACAGGCTCTTGAGTTTGATTATTTGGTTTTAAAATATTTTTCAATTCATTCATGATTTGTTGTTTCTGCTCAATTGAATTGGTTGGCTCGATTGGATCTTCTACAGTACCTTCAGCTTTAGTAGCAAAACCATATTCCACTGCTTTTTTAGCACTAAACCAAGTTTCAGCATCGACCTTTTGACGAATTTCTTCTCTACTTACATTCGCTTTTGTCATGTAAATGTCGATAATGCCTTCTTCCAATTCTTCAAGTACATCAGCTTCTTTTCGCATTGCTGTTTTAGTGCCCCAAACAATGTTGCTAGCTTCATGAATCATAAACATTGAACCTAGTTCCATAATTAATTCGTCTGCTGCCATTGCAATTACAGACGCTGCCGAACATGCCCAGCCATCAACATGGATCGTTACTTTTCCTTGATGACGTTTTAAGCGATTAAAAATAGAAATGCCATCAAATGCATCGCCACCAGGACTGTTTAAGTTAATAATAATGTCATTGGTACCTGCATCTTTAATTGCCTGATCAATATCACTTGCAGAAAAACTATCGTTCCACCATGAAGAACCTATTACACCATAGATAGTGATTTCACTAGTATTTGTTTCTTCATTATGAACAGCATTAAATTTTTGCGGGATTTCTTTTAACTGATTAACATACGATTGATTCTTAAACATTTTAAAGAAATCTTCTTTAGTCATTCCTCTCATTCGTTTTCACCTCCTTCAACGGCTTCAGTGGATTGATAGTTCTTTGTAATAACAAATTTATCTAACTCTGGATCATCAGAACGTTCAGCCCCAAACAATTCACGCACCTCATTTCTAGTAAACGCCCCTGAAGCAACTAATTTATCTACAGCTTCGGAATTTTCGATTACACTTGTTTCTGTAACACCTTTTACTTCTATCTTGGAGCCTTTTAAGAATTCCTTTTTATCAATTAGTTTTGCATTGAGCTCATCTTCGATTTTTTTGACTAAAGGAGCAATACAAAACTTGATGTATGCTTTAATAGCTGTTTCAAATTCCGCCATATCTCCGTGAACTAAAGATGTAGGAATGCCTAGAATGTTGGCAACATCATCAATCAGATCACGTTTAACCTTTGCTAATTCTTCAACGGACCTGCCACCATTTGAACCATCAACAATTTCTTCATAGTTAAAGCCTTTTAGTTTAGGTACGATTGCGAATGCATTCTGTCGAAAAGCTCCAAATAACTTGTTAATGAAATTCTGTAACTTCCCTAAATTTTCATTATCAAGCTTTTGAGTTGAATCCATTTCAGCAGTTGCTCGAATTTGATTAGCAAACATATTGGTTTCAATCATACGGCTAAATAAGTTTGTATAATCTTCAAACATGCCATCCATGAATTTCGTTAACTTTTCATTGTTGTATGTGATATGAATAACTTCATCCATATTAAATGATCGTTGGAATGTGTAATCCTTTACTGTCACGCTTTTAAAAATATCTGGATAAATTGCATACTCAATTCGGTCAAAGCTATCTGCAATTAATAAATCATTATTGTCAGTTAAAATAACCAACACTTCATTTTCATGAAGCAATTTATAAACAAAATCTTGCCAGAAGTCTGATGCACTTTGATCTGTATTCGGCCTTACATTCAGCAAATAATGCCAATCATCTAATTGTCTTTTTCCATCCTTCATAAACCGAAAATCAGACTGTGATATGGTCCTGCCTATAAAGTTAATACAAGTTTCTAAAGCCATCTTTTTTAAATAAGCTCGTTGACTTATTTCAATACCAAAGAAATCAAATTCATCAAACATCGTACCAATTTCTTTATTTTTATTAAGTACATCCTGTAGCCATCCCATGCTTTCACCCCCTCTCTAGAAATTCAATGCGTTAAGTGCATCCAATGAGCTACCTACATCCGTTTCGACCACTTCATCGGCTCGATATATGGCGTGTACAAATGCTTGGAAGCCATCTGTTTTTCTTCTTATAGGTTCCTTTTTCTGATACTCTTTGTTGCCATCTTTTTTGATAACAACTAGTACATTGTTTGTGTACCAACGCATTAGAGGATTGTCCCCAAATATAATTTGACGATTGGCAAAAGCAAGCTCGATTCGTGGAGCCAATAAACTGTGGATGGCCCTTGGATTTCGGATTATCTCTACTTCAAACCCTTCTGCTTCAAATAAAGGCTTTAGCACTTCCATTCGGAAATTATCACCAATAACTTTTTTGATGTCGTAGTAATTTCTCATTTCAACAAACCAGGAAACAACTAAATTCGGATCAATTGTTTCGCCCTCCACAACTGATAAAAGCCCTTGTTCTTCCCATTCTCGAATAGGTGCAAATTTTCGCTTTCCAGCCATTTCAGCATCTTGTTTCTTGGAATAACTATAGTACTTATCTACAAATTCTTTACGTGCATAAGAATGAGTTTTCCAAACGTAATCACCATTTTCACGAAATAACAAACCACATGCTGCGAAGTCTCGTATACTAGCAAAGTCAATGGCTCCTATAGCCTCTTTACCGTGTAAATTAGGCATTTCTCGATTAGTTGCTAGTATTTCCTCCCACTTAGCTACAGATCGTTCTAAATCGGTTACTGGGCAGTTCATACGCTTAGTCATAAACTCTTCACGGTTTGTCGGATCGTCTTCTAAATCCTCGTACTCTTCAAAAATCGTATCGAATAGCCCTTGGGCATATTCACTACGAGGATGACAAAGCATTGGATTGGCCTTTTCCCAGCTTTCAATTTCATCAACTTCCTTTTCATCATCTAACTTACAGATGAAAGGGAATAACGCATTCGGCCGTGCTTCACCACTTAAAACCTTTATTGCTTTTTCTTTTTGTTTATCTAAAAATCCATCTCGAACATATCCATCAGTACCAATATAAAACTCACGTGGATTTTTCTTCTTTCCAAGCCCTGAAATATGGACTCGAACATCCTTATTGCTTTCAAATTGGTGTATCTCATCGAATACAACGGCACCGTCACGCAAACCATCTTTTGTTTCTCCATTGGAAGTACGAAACTTTAATATCGAATCAGTTTTATTGCTTGTGATCTTTTCTTTTGTTCGATAAAACATTGATTTTAATATGCTGTTTCGACCAATAACATTGTAGGTTTCATCAAATGAAGTTTTGGCTTGTTCTTCACTGTTGGCAACAATCGAAACGTTGTATTCTCTAATACCGTGATGTGGTCCAATTAAGAAATGAGTAACAACAGAAATCAAACCATTCTTACCGCCACCACGACCAAGCATCCATAAATGCTTACGATAAAACACACGGCCATTCTTTTTGAAAAATAAAAAGACGAATGCGATTAAAAACTTCTGAAACGGTTGTAAAGGGAAATACCACTTCTCACCGAATCGGATACATTTTTCAATCATATCGTCATCAAAAAACAAATCATCTCGAGTTAATACATGCTCTCGCAAATATTCAATCAACATGATCCGTTCGTTATTAAGTTTGATTTGTCCAGATTCATAAAGATGAATGTATTCGTCCACATACTTATTGTTAATCAAATTAAATCATCTTCCGAATACTCTTCTTTGCTTTTGCCCTCCACAGTTGATGCAGCAGGGGGCAGTCCTTCATCTACAAAGTTAAACGACTTCTCCAAAGCAATTAATTGAGTATTTATTTTCGTTTTATCTGTCATTGCTGGATGACTCTTAATGAAACGTTGTTTACCGTTTTCTATGATGATAGTGGATCCGTCTTTTTCAAGTGCTTCATCACATTGCTTGTCGAGTTTAAGCAACTCAATATATCGCTCAACCTTCTTCACTTCCAGCAAATCATTTGTATCAATCCGACTCATCAGCTGAGCCTTCAAATTTTCTAAGTTCATAACCTAACCCCCTCCCCCCTCTCGCGTGGAAATAATAACCTTTAAAAATCTGGACAGAACACCCCATCACCGGTGCCCAGGTTTTAAAAAATTTCAAAACTTTTTACCCGGGGGGTATTACCATTTCTCATCATCTCGCCACTTGTTAGGTTTACTGAATACTCGACCATGAATACGGTTATGGCAATCAACGCAAAGTGTTTCGAGATTGTTTATGTCGAGTGCTAAGTCTGGATGATCTTCTAGTTCTTTGATGTGATGGACTACAAGTTGTATCTTCTTTCGTGTGCCATCATTGTTTAATTGGTTTGCATCATCGATACGAACAAAGCCATTGCGTTTACATTCCTGACATTCATTGTTGTCTCGCTTCTTTACTTCAGCACGCATTTGTTTCCAATCACCACTGTCATAGAACTTACGCTTTTGCTCGATTGATTTGTATTCTTGCATGATGCTAGTCACTACCTTCTAATTGTGTTGGTAGTTCTTCGTTTGGAATGATGTACGATTCTTTGCACTTATCACAAACCCTTGTAACTGACGTACCACTAGGATAAGTGTGGTCTGAATAATCGAGCGAACCACAGTCAAACATCCATGTATTATCAATCGCATCCAACTCATCAGCCAATGCTCCAACATGCTTTGCGATTGCTCGTAACTTTAATTGCATTTTGTCTGTGTCCATATCAATTGATACTGTAATACCTTTAGCTTCTTTCTTAGGTTTATCAGGTCTAATAGTTAAGCTTGGTTTGTCCATTGTTATCCCTCTTTTCATTGATGTATTTATTAGTTCACTGAAATACTGAGAGAAGAATTCTAAACTCATCATTGTTCATTCCTCCACAATTCATAGTCATACTTGCAAAGTCCATACGATACACCAATTGGATTTCATGGCATAATAAAAAGCACCTCATTTGAGATGCTTAATCATATCCACTCTACGCCATTTAATTTATGCACTACTTCATTAACATCTAGGTATGTTGTCTTTCCAGTACGTTTCATATTATCGTCTAATAATTCAACATGAAGTTCTTGGAATTCACGTTCATATCTAAAGATATAATAAGTGTCACCTTCGCCATATTTATCAATCACAATATCGTTTACTTCAATTGTTGGATACATACCATCTTTATCTTCTACATATTCACTTGTACAAAGCACATATGTCATTTGCCTGGTTTCTAAAGACTGACCATCATCCAAGTAATATTTTTCAACCGATATTGGTTTAATTGGTTCATCACCATAAAATTCTCGCCACTTAATTTGTTGCAATGGTTATCACCTCATCTTAGTCTGCTAATGTTTCGGATATTTCATTGTTAAGATGTTCTATTAGATTATAAAAAGTATCATCTAACTTGTTAAATTTCTCTTTAATCTTTTTATTTTCATTATTCCATTTAGTAAGAAGGTCATTTGTTGAGCTTACTACTTCCCAATTTTTATTTGGAAGGTGTTCCACAATTTCTTTAAAGAAAACAAATAATTCCTTATCTAAATTACTTAACTTTTCAAAAAAATCATCACTGTAAAAAGATTCATAGGAAAATAACACTTTAAACTTAAATAGTAAATCTGATAACTCGTCTATAGATTTCAAAGTTTTTTGAGGAAAAGCTGGTAAAAGCTTTATTTCTTTAATATTTGATTCCTGTTCAATTCTCTTTGTAAGGTAAGAATTAAGCTCTGTATTATAAATTAGATATTTCTTCCTGAATCCATCTAGATCATTAATTTTATTATTTAGAATTTGTACCATTTCTAATTTTTTATTTACTTTTATTTCCCAAGCGAATTTACTTTTTTCTTTTTCATATTGCCTGTCTAAGACAACATTCAATTGCCATTTCGCTATAAAATATGCACCAAATGCTCCTGCAATTCCACCAAACATACTTAACAAGCCGCTGATTATTGCAATTCTATTAGGTTTTTCAAGTTCATCAACACCAATTTGATATGCAATAATAGTAAGAATTACTACAACACCAATTGTTATTCCAGCCAATGCTATCAAAAATTTCACTAATAAGTTCTCACTTTTACCCACTACAATACCCCCAAAATTTACTAAATTAATAGTAACATGAGCGCAAAATAAAGACTACACCCTTATCAATGAAATCCTACTTATGATCAAGTAATAACAAAAAGCCACACCTTGTTAGATGTGACTAAGTTGTTTTATGCGTTTTCAATAAATTAACAACTAACGTTGAATGGTATTCTTTTACAAATCTTTCGCTTTTATTTATAACTTCCTGTTTTACACTTCCATCAAGTTTGCAAAATTTTTCCGTTAAACCCAACGAATTAAAGAAGCTACGCGTAGCTGAGTGTGAACCGTAATTTGCTCCCTCAAGAAAATCTTCTGAGGAAGGAGGTTGTATATTGTTTTCTAAATCATACTTAGATACAGAAAATGAAATATCATCGAATAAATTTTCTTCTTCTTCCTCAAGGGATACTCCTTCATTTAAAAATAATAGATACGAATATATATATAATTGAGAATAATATGGTAGTTCTGGTAGCACTTCATCTATAAAGATATCTAAATCTAACACGTCTAAATCTTCATTGTTATTTTTAATTGGCTTATTCCCAAAATTACTTGCAGCTAATTCACTAAACGTTTCCTGCGCCAAATTAATGGTATCCAGTTTTTCTTCAATTATGTATATTTTTGATTTTAATAAATCCGCTGCTTCGTTAATTATTCTACTTGATTCAGATAATGTTTTAGAATCTAAATTTAAAGTTGCTTGCTCAATTTTGTCAGCTGATACAGCTATTTTCTCACTTGAAAGATTACTAGATAAAGTTTGGAACAAAGTAAATCCTATTGCTACAACTGCTAAAATAATTGAAATAATGGTTCCGGCAAATCCCCAATGATCAATCACTTCACTATTTTCTCTATATTGATAAGTAAATAAACTAATTGATCCTAAACAAATCATTAAAAGCCAGTATAATAAATCTTTAACTTCTATCCAACTTGTTAAAGATTTTTTCTTTAAGTCCTTTTTAAAAAGTGGTGGAATTTTTACTATTAAAGTAAGAATTACTATAGTAATAATTAGCATAGTTGGAACTACTAACAACCACCAAGCATTAAATTCAACAGAAACCGTATTTTCCATAAATACTCCTTTATAAACAAATAATAACAAATTATACTATTATTCTAGGATAAATGGAATAGTAAAAGACTACTTCTTTTGAAGCAGCCCATTTTGCTTGTTTCCGACATACACGTACAAGCAACGTGTTTATTTTGTAATGGAAATTTATTTAGCGTATTTCCGTACGCTTTTGATAAAACTTGATAATATCAATTTACACTGTTTTTTTGCGTAATTCACTATACCTCACAATTACGCATTAAAATATACCTTTCAAAACTAAAGCTCCTATCCCTAACCAACAGATAAAAGGTAATTTGACTTCGATTTGTTCAATGAACAATTTCTTCAACATTTACATCCACCCCAATCGTTTAGCTGTTTCATCAATCAACATGTTTCGCTTACGTAATACTCGTTGTACTGACATATATAATTTATCTGCAACGTGTGACCATTCGTATGCTTCTTGCTTATCAAAATATCGCATATCCACAATTGTTTTTTGGTCATGATCTAATTCTTTGTAAAGCTGTTCAAGCGTTGTAATAATGTTTTTCAAATGCTGATAATTTTTATCTTCTGCGAGAATAATAGCTTTATTACCAGTCGTGTCTGAAATTCGATTAGATTTGCCACCGCCAATATTTGTATCTGTTTCTTGGTGTGCATTCAACAGTTCCCATTCACGATAGCGTAACTGCTTTTTAAGCTCATCTAAACTTGACCAATATTCTTCTATAGTTTTATTTTGTACTGTTGATAATTTACTCATATGCCCTCCACAATTTATAAATGGCATTTTGTGCTTCACTACTCAATAACGTAGGTATGTGCAGCACCTACTTTGTTTGTTAATTCTTATTTTCTTACTAAAGTTTTATCAATACAAACTTTGTTTCGTGAAGCTTCAAGTTGATTGTTCTTTTCTAATTTTGCTAAATTACGTTTCGATTTATTTCTCAACTCGTTATAACGTATTTCCATTTCTTTATTCTTAGATTCTAAAGTAGAATATCTTTTTTTTATTTGTTTATACTTGGCTTCTAATTCTGCATACTTATCTTCCACTTCCTTCAATTCACAGTCGTGTTTTTGTTGATTATCTTCAACATCTTTTATATCTTCAAAGCCGAAAAGCAATGCAGTGACAATTACTCCAAGACAATAGCCATAATCCGTCAGCCCAGGTAAATTAACTGTAAATATATCCCCTCTAATACCTGCAGCTATCAAATAAGATGCCAAGAAAAAAATTATGATTGGTATTACAATTACTATAAAAAATACTGTTCTCTTAAATTTAGTTAAGAATTTATTATTAGCAGTAATTTTTTTCTGTTTATTTGATAAGTCACCGGATTTGTAAACAAAGAGAGCAGGGAAAGTAAAGATTATAAAGTTAGCAATTATATAAATAATTGAATCTGCTATTTTATTATCTATACCCAGTAATCCTAGCGGAAATTTACCAGAATTCAATAGTCCTGCAAGCATAACGCAACTAGCTAGTATTGCCCAACCAATTCCAATATAAAAATAATTCAAATTCAAATCTTTCTTCATATACAAATTAACTCCAATCATTAAAAATATAGTCTTTTATGATTATAGAGTTAGATTGTATGTATTGGAATAAAATTCATATTCTTAAGTATCTAAAAACACATCCAGTTCTACTACTCCATATCCACACGCTTTTTACTATCCTCAACATTGAAGTTATCTGGATAACGCATTTTCAATTTATCTATGTTTATTTTGCAAATTTGTTCAAGTGATGAATCGTAGAATTTAGCTAATTCGATTAAATTTTTGATTAACATTTTTAATGCTAATTTCACTTTACTTGAATTCAATTCATGACGATGAAACACATACTTTTTAACTTGTTCTGAAATCTCACCAGATAAGATAATGATTTTATCAATTATGCTTTCTCTTGAGCCTTCCACAACATAATTAGCTAATGGCTCATACGTTTCATTTAAGAAGGTTAATAGTCCAAATGCATAATGCGCTACATCACCCATTTCCTTTAAAATTGCTTCACGATCATTAGCAGCACCTAATACCTCTGCACATTCACCAATAAGGCCTAAAGCATAATTTGTTAAGCCGTTTTCATACTCCACATTATTTTTAGGCTCACCCATGAAAGGCATTGTACGCTTCGATAACTCTTGAAATTTATTTAGTTCCATTGTGTGATTCCTCCAGTAGTTCAGGGTTTTCGTAAATGCTACCAATACGAACATTCTTATGGTCATTGTCGTGGTAAATTTCCCAAAACTCTCCCTTTCCGTCAGTTACCTCTATTGTCTTTTTCTTATGTTTGACGAAAATCGATTTTCTAGTAGGATTCTTTTCAGAAGCCCAACCATTTTCGATGATGTCACCAAAGCTAAATTTAATCACTCACATTCCTCCATTTTTGAGTTTTCCAATTCAATTAACTTTTGTATATAAGTAATTGCTTTTTCTAAATCGCGAACGTTATAGCCATTCTTTTTCCCGTATCGAGTTAAATATTTAATTGCATTAATTCTGTGAAAACCAATACATTCATCTAAATTAAAATTTTCATCAGCAAACGCCCACACATCAATTTTGCCTTCATGATAATGATCTGAATCTGGTCTATTCTCAGTATTTTTGATTTGCTCATTTATTGTTGTCATCAACTTATTACCTTTCTTCTCCTCAAATTATTCTTAGTAATAATTCCATTTTTCTTTTTCCAATTTCTAATTGTGCATGGTGATACTTTGTACATTTCAGCGATTTCTCTATCCAATTTTTTATCTTTTTTTAACTCCAAATACTCAGCTTTAGTCAATGTGAATATTGGCTTTGGACCAGACTTTTTATTTTTTGAATCAGTTTTAATAACCCTTCGCTTATTCACCAGTTTCATTAACTTGTCGCCATACTTGCGGAGCTGTTTACAATTTGAACAATGATTATATTCATTGGCCGCCTGACAATTACATTTGTTTGTAAGTGCATCAACCTTTTTCAATATTGCTACACGTTTCTCAAGCATTTCTGCGTTCATCTACATCCCACACTTTCTTGGTATGCCAGCCTTCATGTGTATACTGTTGCACCCATTCTGATTTGTAAGGCATAATGACACTTGCTTCACATCCATCAACGATGATGGCCATTTCGATATAACGTGTAAATGGATTGGGTATGGCCTTCCACAATCTACCCTGTGGCTGTTTTGACTTCTTCACCGACTGAACAATAGGAATCCCATTGCGCATGTTCACGATGGTTAGAACGCCCCTCTCTTTAAGTAGTTCTTCATCTGGTAATAGAAATGGTAGTAAATAAAATTCCCACTAAACTTATTATCTAAGTAGACAATTTCAAAGCCGTAACGAGCTTTGAAAGTATTTAACGAGCCAAGTAATGCAAGTGGATCGTATTTACTTCTGTAGTTTCCGTTTAGTATTTTTTTATAGCCTTCAGGATCTTCAAGTAGGATTGTAAATGGCATATCCTTTGCTCGAATTAATTCATTTTCAAAGCGTGTACGCTCGTCCTTACCTAAGTTGCCTACAATCTCATCTACGCTTGCTTTGCGTTCAACTCCACTGTTCAAATAAATATCTCGCATGATGCCAAGCTCTTCGTTTTTAGGTAGCATAGCTGTGTAATCGCCAGTGTCAAGTTTCTTTAATTTGATTGGAACATCCTTGCTACGTAAATATTCAAGAATATGACCGTTTACTTGTTCGCGAGTATCAACCACGATTGTCATGGATTTTAAGATTTTATTTAGTTCAGTATCCGTGTAATGGTAGTGAATCATTGTGAATCACCTTCTAATTCTTCAACCTCCACCTCTACCCACTCAAAATGTTTCATTATGTGTGTATAGCCAGCGTTGCAAATTGCATCTTCACCAAATTTCTCAAAAATGGCTTTTTCCCAATTTTTCATCCATTCTTCAGCTGCACTTTTATCAAAAATGATATTTGCCTCGTTTAAATCTTTTGTTATCTCAATATCTTCATCTTCTGCATAGTATTGAGGAATTTCGTTATCATTAAATTCATCTTTTAAGCGTAAAACCCACGCTTCCTTTTTCATTCTCTTAACCTCCTCATTTTCGCCTAATACCAGCACCGTACAGATGTTCTATTTACAAGTTGGATATATTTATCATCCGTCCTTTAAAACGTCTTAAAACGTCTGTAAATCACTTATTTTGATTAGCATATAAAACAGCACTTTCGTACAATTTTTTCTTAATGATATTTGAAGCTTCATTTTCAAATTGTCGATAGTCTTCATAAATGTCTTTCCATCCGTTCTTAGTTAATGTTTCTTGCCACTCCATGAACAACATCAATGCATCGACATCCTCGCATATCCATTCATTCAACTTTGGATTGTGCTGCCATCCACAGGCTTGATGTATCATCATTCGCATGTGTTTATCGATACCATTAGCTTCTTCCCAAGATTTAAGCCACTTTTTTATATCTTCAAAAATTACTTCTCCAGCCTTTATTGCATCAACTGGAATGTTATCACCATGATCTATATGAACATCATTTTCTTTCAGATAAATCGTTGCTCCTGATTTCCAAATGATTGATAGAAACATTAAAACTTGCAATCTATCACCTCACAATTAATGAATAGTTAAAAATCCGTTATCAAATTGTTACGGAAAATCACTATAAATTATCGAAGTGTTACTAAAAATAACTCTTTTGAACCTTAGAGTCCCAAGGGTTTGGAGATTTTCGTTATTTTTATTACTCGTTCTGGGGATTACGCTCTATATATAATATATATTTATATTTTTTTATTTTTTATTAATATACAAAACAAATAACAAAAGTAATTATTATAAATAAAAACTACCTTCAAACCGTTGATACATAAGGATTTCTAAGAGATTTTAAAAGTGTTACTTTTCATAACTTTTTCTTCGCTTTCATCGTTTTCTAATAATTCTTGTTGGGTAAAACTACTTTTTCGTTCTATTAAAGTAACACCGAAGATGAAGTATTTATTTCCTGTACCGCGTTCACGTTTAAAACCTTGTGATTCTAAGATTCTATAAAACGCTCGATTTTTTAATTGATGTTCACCATTTTTATAGCACCAGTTGGAATAAACCTCGTATAACTCTTTTGCTTCAATTTTCATTCCGTCTTGCTTGTAACATCGTTCAAACATAAACGGTCCAAGAATGTCCATTTCGTCTTTATAATCACCTGTAGCTTTCATAACGATCCTTGGTTCATTCAACCCCATCTGCTGCCACTTCAAGCAACCTTCGATAGCCCAATTCAAGATGCCTGGCATTTCAAGTGACAACTTTTCAGGTAGCTTTTTATCACGCTTTTCCTTTGGTAGTTGTAGGTTAAATGGGATTAATCGAATACGCCTCCAGATACCTTCGTCTACACCTTTGATTACTGGTTTATGGTTAGTCGTAAAGAACACCTTGAACTCTGGAATGAACTCAAAATATTCTTGTCGTAGAAAGCGCGCTAATACTGGCTCCCCACCTGTAATTTGCTTTACGAAAGCTTCCGACAATTGTTCTCCATCTTCCGATTCAATCGCTGATACAAAACGGCTGCCGACCAATCGGGCAATGTCATTGTTCGCTCCAGTTTCCTTTTTCTTAATAAACGTGTCCGATTTAGCTTGTTTGCCGTATTCGCCCATGAGGTCCTTAATCGTATTAATAAACGTTGATTTACCATTGCTACCCCCTCCAATTAGGAAGACCATGATTTGTTCGCTTATTTCACCTGTTAAGCTGTAGCCTATTAGACGTTGCATGTACTCAATCAACTCTTCGTCACCCTGAAATATTTGCACTAAGAAACTTAACCATTCAGGACATTTTGCTGATTCATCAAACATGATATTTGTTATTTTTGTTATGCCGAGCTCACGATCATGTGGTTGCAACTTACCTGTTTTCAAATCTACGATGCCATTTGCAACATTGAATAAATATTTATGTCGATCAAATTCTTCTCGATCACCTGGTACAAGCGACATTAAAAACGACAAGCTATTTTTATGAACATTTAATCGCTCACACATCTTCGCCCATTTTTGTTCGCCTTCATCTTCGGATTTGTACAACCCTCGTAAGACCTTAGCTGCAATACGATAAATTTCTTTCCTGTTATCAATCTTCCATCGCTTGCCGTCCCAAATGAGCCAGCCCATGTCATTTACATATTTGATTGCATGGCCGTATTCATCTGCTATTCTTTCAGCGTTTCCTAGTTCGGTTAAACGAAATTTCTTTTTCGGCTTGTCCTCCACAGCCTCTTCATCATTACCATGAAAGTCAAACGAAAATTCTTCATAATGTTGCTGGTCTAACACAGTTGTGGTAGTGGAGGAAATGGCTTCAGCTATTGTACGTTCACCATACGTTTCACCTGTATCGCTAAAGTGAATCCTGTCCCATTTGTCACGCATAAGGCTTGTTTCCCTAAACATTGAATCCATTCTAGAAGCGCTTTTACCAGTCCAAAATGCCAAATGATTACACAATGCTAAATCACTAGATGAATGATCATCATTTATTAAATTTCCGTTATACAATGAACGTATTTCATCACCACTTTTTGACCTGAACATTCGCTCCCAAAGCGCATCATTTGAAAGTTTAATTTCATCATTTTCATATTCAGCGAGGTTCACGCGGCCTTTTATGTCGCTATCATCAAAATACTTTTCAAAAATCTCTGCCAGCTCGTCAGTACGATCATATATTTGATTAGAATTCTCACGATTGCCAGTCATGGTGAAGTAACGGCCATATTGGTAAATTTCTAAACCATGCTTTGCACTTTTACGACCAGTACCTACTACAGACTGTGGAAGGCTACCCTTGATAATGATATGAATGCCTGTACCACTCACGCTAAACTCGGTATAGCTGTCTAATGTATCTATAATTTCTTGAGCAAAAGTGTTAACTATTGGATTGGCCTTATTCGTATCATCTGCTGCATACGTGACGCATTTATCAATATCAATACCGATATAACTGTCTTGTCGTGAGAATACGAAGCCTATCCCATCTGCATTTGATTCTGTATAAAACTTGGCTGCTGTTGCAAATGAGGACCATGTACGACGGTCATTACTTCTAGCTTCGTTCCCATCTACTTGATACGGTATTTTTGTATATCGGCCACCTTTTTCTTCTGCCCTCCACAGAATCCATTGGTGTAGCATTCGTAATTCTGAAGGTATTTCATTAAAATTAATTGGTATTTTCATATTTTTCACCTTTGTATCTCATTGCAGGCCTAGCCTTCACTTTTTCTGCCATTTGTTTCCCTACTTTCTATTTGACTTCGCTTTAACATAATCACTCGTTTAGGAAAACCATACTTCTTTCTAACTTCATCCCTTGTCATTCCATGTTCGATACGACAATGAGCCTTTGTGATAATTTGTCCTATATGATGACATCCATCTACTGGACATTTGACTAACTCATCCCCCATTGAATTCCATGATGAATTTGCCATTTTTCCCACCTTCTCCGCAAAATTTGGGTATAAAAATAGAGAAGTCCGCCTAAAACAGACCTCTCTATTAAGTTTTATTTAGAATGGAACGTCATCTTCACCAACAACGATTGGCCCACCTTGAGGTACTGGGGCTCCTACTTGTGATTCCTTGAAGCCTTTTACCTCTGGATATTTGTTTCCGTTGTAATCACGATGCCCCACTGTAACTACTAAATTCTTGTGTAACAATGTATCTGCCCATTCTTTATAAGAATTGAATGTTAGACCATCAGGGAATTTAGCTGCTTTTGAAATGGCTTGTAAACGCCACATAGATTTTTCAGAGATTGTAAAATTGTCATACAGAATTTTTTGACCTTGGTGATTTTGCGGAACATCCGAACGAATTTCGTAATCCACTGTAATTTTGTTGTTACCATTAGTTGATTTACCCATTTCATAGTTAATTACAGTTACTTCATAGTCACCGATAGCGATTAATTCAAATCCACCTTTTGCTTCTTCGTGATTAATTTTGAACATATTATTTTCCTCCAATTAATTTGATAATTTTATCGACCATAGCTACGGTCATATTTTCTAGTTGAAGATTTGCTTTAAACTCGCAATCCGAAACGATCTTAGCTACATTAGCATCTGTGGAAGACAACTCACGAATCTTAGCTACACTACTTAAACGATTAGCTTCTTCCTCTTCACGTCTTGCTCGTTCCTCTGCTTGTACATCAATACCTAATTCAAGGTAGCGATAAAGTTTTGAACCAATTTCAGGTGTGATAATAAACTCATCATCTTCAAATAAATTTGTAATGTCTTTACTTACTCTTGCCATATGGTCCATTCCGATAGAGAACACAGTATCAAACTCATATTCCATATCATCTTTTTGAACTGGCTTCATACCAACCTTTTTAGGTACGTTTTTGCCATCGACTTGCTCAATTACATAATCACTTTTAACTCGTAATGTTGTAATCATGTGGACGGCAGCAGTTGTTAAACCTTTTACTAACTTGCTAGATTCAGGAGCAAGCTTACCCCAGTTTTGAAACGAGTTACCTTGCATCCCACCGTGAGTTTCAACAACCCCACCTTCGCCTTGCCATTGATGCGAAAGGCTGTCCACAATAATAACCTCTACACCTTGTTGCATTAGCAATTTAATTGCCATATTGTATCGATCTGTATTAAATGGTGGTTCGAAATTGATATATTTAAATGAACCAATAGTGACATTTCCATGAGTTTGTCCAACATAGTTGAGTAAACGTTTGTGCTCTGTATCAGCAGCACCGATTTTCTTCCACAATTCTTCATCTGGTAAATCAGGATGTGCTTCTTTTACAATCCCATAAGCTAGAAGTAAGGCCGACAACGATTTACCACTACCTGATGGGCCAACTAAACCAATTAAGGCCTTCTGTTTCTCGCGTATTGCATCAGCTACTTGCATGCCTTCCACACTCCCCTTCTATTAAAATGGCACATTATCAGTAGGTGCATCTTGCTTCGTTCCTGCATTCGCGAATGGATCTTCGAATTCTGCTAATTTTTCTTCAGTATCCACTTCATCGATTGTTAATTGACCATCTGGCGCATCTTCTTTTTCAGGACGCTTTTCCATTTCTTCCTTAGCTGTGCTGTATGTGCGTTCAAGGTCCACTAGAAAGTAGAAACCTTTTGAATTATGCTTTTCGTGAATCTTATGCATTGTTAGTGAATCATCTTGTTTAGCTTCAGTAACAATTTCCTCTGCCTCTTTAGATGAATCTGCATACCAACGTTCTTTTTGGTTAAGTAATGTTTTTGCCATTGAATTATCCTCCTATCGAATACTTAATGATTGATTTTCCACAAGTTGAGCACCTTCGATTTGCTCTCCTGCTTTAAGTGCTTTAGCTAATTCAGAACGGCTGATTGTACGTTCTACCTTCACATATTCTTGTGGAAGGCTATCAATATCTGAAACTTCAACCTTAGATGATTTGCGGAAACTGAATGTAAATTTTTCAGTTTTCACTTTGTCTTGACCACTGCCTTGTAATGTTTCAGCAATAGCTTGTTTCATTCGAGTAACACCGTTCTCCATGATTTTTCTTCGTTCAGCTAATCGCTTTTCCTCCGATTTAATACCTTCCACATCTGACTCAATGTTTTTGATAACCATTGCATAAGCTTCAAGCTTCTCTTCCACAGCATCAGTTATGGAAGCTAATGTATCCTCTAAACCTTCTTGTCCTTCCTCAATCATTTGTTGAAGTTGGGCATAGGCATTGTTTAATTGATAAAGACTAGCCATTATTCACCCTCCTGTGGTAAAATACCAATATCTATAGTCTTACTTTTCTTGTCATCGGTTGCAGCCTTTGACAAGCTTTTTTTTGCCTCAATTTGGGCGTTTTGTGCATCCTCGATGTCTTGCCAGTAATCTGATTCACGGTCGTATACATCAGCGTGTGTGTGGCCTATACGCAATCAATCACCTCCCTTCATGACTGAGCTGCACGTTTTAGCGCCAGTGTCTTTAGCAAAGATGTGTATAAGGCATCTTCCAATGGTTGTCCTTCGACTTTGGTAACACCGAACTTCTGCAGTTGTTCAATTACTGCTTTACGTTTCAACTGTTTATGCATAGTTGTCACGTTTAACTACCTCTAATGCTGATGCAACACCATCGATGTATCACTATGTTCCTTGTATTCTTTCGCTAACTTTGGTAGGAGACTGTCACCGAAAGGTAGTCCATCATGGACCAACACTTCTTGAATGATTTGATTTGCTAAGTCTTTTAAATGGTCCCTAGAATCAATAAGCAGCTGGTTGAGGTCCTCCACAATTTCTTTACTAGCATCCGGAAATTCAAGAACTTCTTTAAGATTGACTACACTTGCGCCCTCTGGAGCATAAGAAGCATGCTTGCTGTCATAATGCGTTGCTACTTTGCCCTCTCCATCCATAACTTGTACACTTGTAATTTGGTCCTCATGGATATTAAGACCAACCACTGATAATTTTGTACCTTTGATGTTAATTACTGCTTTCATTTTTATTCCTCCTTATATTTCCTTTCTGCTAAACTATTAGTAGAAAGGTAGGTGATTTTAAGTGATATTAGATAGAGATTGTGTTAGAGACTTACTATTAACAATTGAGTCAGATAGTTTTAATAACACACTTTTTCTTGAAAAAATTTGTGAAAATTCTAGAATGAAATTTTATTCAAAAGAAACGATTATCTATGCAATCCAAAAACTAAACGAAGCAAATTATATAAATGCGACTATTAAATTTGCTGATAACGCACCATACTTGGTTTCAGTTAGTTCAATTACATGGGATGGACACATTTTTTTGGATAATGTTAGAGACCCTAGTATTTGGGATAAAGTTAAAGCAAAATCATCTAAATTAACGAGCGTATCTTTACCTTTGTTGTCTGAATTAGGTCTATCTTTTATAAAAGAACAAATAGGGTTGTCTTGATTCAAAGTGATTTAACTGTCCAATCATTCGCCAATATATCCTCGACCTTCGGATTCCAACGTTTGCCGGGGATATACTTTTCTCCCATTTGATTAATGTATTCTTTTGCGATATGGACCACAAAACAGTCATCTGAATTTGTTGGCAAGATTCTATATGGTTTAAATTCCTCAGCTTCCCTAGTAATGAATTGCCCTGTAGTTAAAGCAATTCTTGTTGCCTTTTGAATGTCCATAAATTCCTCCTTTATTTTCTAAGTGATGCTACTGCTTTATTCATCGCATTGCTGATTAACGCTAGACGTTTCTCAATCGGTAATGCCAACCATTCGGCTACTTTGATTTTCATTTGGTTTCACCTACCCTTTAAAAATGCTGTAGAAATTATCTTCTAGAAACTGTGACATTTTAGAAGCTAAGAAACTCCACTTTTCACCTTTAGCTTTTGGATAATAAACAAATCCACCTTGCAAAACATCTAATTGTTTTTTGAATTTTTGTGGATACAGAATATTGTCTTTTATCCACACTTGTTTTTTGCCTATGCGATTTTCTAGATCACTCATTGTCCAATAGACACCTTGTAATGAATTGGTTTGTAATTCTTCGTATTCAACTCGGTTGATAAGCACATAATTATCAGGCACAGGAATAGTTAAATTAACTTGAAGTTGTTGCATTTCATTCACCAACCTTAAATATCTAAAATTTTTCGAATATGCTTAATGTGTTCCTGAGCTTTCGGACCTGACTTATTACCACGAATGATGTCTGATAGATAAGCAGTTGAAATTCCAACCATTGCAGCAAGCTCTTTTTGACTCATCTTTTTTTTGAATAATTCACTTCTTACTTGAGCCCCTAAATCTTCCGACATGCTATAGCCTCCTTTCTATTGGACAGTTCAACTAAAAACCATTTGGCTATTACAACTGTCAATTTCAATCTGTAGTGATGTGGAAGGCCTCCATAAGCTAATGAATCTTAATGCTTCCTCATACTTTACTTTTGGTATATCTCCGTACCTCGGAACTTTAAAATATTGCTTGAACTCATTCCAGAATGCGGAGAACACTTTTTTACTAATTTCCTGATAAGCGTTTGAATCCTTCCCACCAAGAGCATGAACAATTGAATGTTTAGCAGCTTGCTGGATTTCTTGTTGTTGTAGGCCATCTATTCGCATGCTCTCTTTTAGGTAGTCCACATCTGTTTTGATTTCCTTGATAGCCTGTTCATGTTCAAGTGCTGCTTTTAAGGCAAGCTCTAAACTGTTGTATTGAGGTAATTGCTGTTTGTAGCGTTTTTCTACCTCAATGAAGTATTGTCGAGCCTGTTTACCTTTTTCATTACGTTGAATCATGGAAATTTCTTTGGCCATGTCAATTTTTAAAGCATGGTCTTGCGTAGGTCTGCCTCCTTGAGGTTTTTCACTTTTTTGTGATAAACCTATAAAATCAATGTTCTCAACAAACCCATACTCAATCATTCGTTCGAACCATTGTGTGTATGGTGTTTTCACTTCTAAAAACTCATGAAGTTCACGGCCACTTACAATGATTTCGCCTTGCTCATTAGTTGTTGTTGTAATTAATTGATTCAAATTGTTTTCCTCCCTCCCTTTACCTTTCTGTTACAATTTTGATAGAAAGGTAGGTGATTCAGTGGATCTCTCTATTTACATAAAACTAGTTATTGCAAATAAATTTGGCAAAGTTAAAATCAAACCCAAATTTAAGCATCTTGATTACATGACTGATAATAATTTTGTTACCCCTATACTTGATGGAACTACAGAAATCGGTGGTTGGCCGATGCTGACACATAGTGATTGGTATACCATTACATCTGATGGTAAAAAAGCTATGTGGGATAAAGGTAATTTGTTAGTTACAAGAATAATTGCATGGTTAGCATTGCTAATTAGTTTGACTGCATTATTGGTTAATTACTTAAAGTGAAAATTAGAGCTAATACAGATACAAATAACGCTAAAATTGATACTTTAAGGTCAACTTCTTTTATTCTTGATTCATCATTATTAGGTTTCCGACAATAGGAACAATAGTTATCACTTTTAAGTATTGATGAACCGCAACGCCTACAATTTACTCGATATACCTCACTCGTTGTTACAGCAACCTGTGAGGATTTTTTATTGTCCTCCACACTTCTCACCTCATCCTTCATTAAATATTCATACCGTCATTGGCTCGGTATCACAGCGCTTCGATTATTATATAAGCTAAATTATTAGCTAATTTGACTATAGACATTGACAATATTTAAAACTAGTTTTAATATAAAGACATAGCTAAATAAGACTTTAAAAGCCTGTTAGATCACCATTTTTTACACGTTCCCCAACGATAAAATGATTTTTATTAGGTTGTCTTTTCTATTGTCTTTTTAGCTAACAACTTAGCTTACCTAGAGTATATTAAAACTAATTTTAAAAATCAAGCATTAATTTAAAACTAGTTTTATTTTTCAGGTTTTTAAATGGGAGGAAACATTGATATGACTGCGTTTGACATTCTAAAAAATCTTTGTGATGAACAGGGTATATCAGTAAATACACTTGAAGAAAAAATAGGACTTGGTAAAAACACGCTTTATTCATGGAAAAAAAATACTCCAAAAGGAAGTAACCTAATTAGAGTAGCCGATTATTTCGATGTAAGCACTGACTACCTACTAGGACGAACAGATAAAAAACGTTACTATGACTTAACAGAAAAAGATGAACGTGATATAGAAAGAGATCTGGAGCGTATCCTTAACAGTGCGGAAAGTGAACTCGGTCTTGCTTCATTCGATGGACGAGTATTAGATGAGATGGATCAAGAGGACAGGGAACTATACATTACCTCATTGAGAAATGCTTTAAGATTGCATAAGAGACTTGCAAAGAAAAAATTCACTCCTAAAAAGTATAGATAAATAGATAAGGCGTGATGTTATGGATACAAATAAATTGATTAAACAATTAATAAAAAAGTACGGTACATCTAATCCTTTTAAAATTGCCAAGGCTATGGATATAACGATTGTCTATGAAGATTTAGGGAGTTCATGGGGTTATTTCAGTAATCTATACCGAACTTTTATTATCCACATAAACAAGAATTTATCATATGAAAAACAAATGCTAACTTGTGCTCATGAACTAGGTCATGTTATTAAACATCCTGAGCACAATATGGCATTTTTAAAAGCAAACACATTTTTTTCAACAGATAAATATGAAACGGAAGCCAATCTATTTGCTGTTGAATTACTATTTTCTGATAACAATAATTCTATTACTTATGAAGAAGCTGTGAATACATATGGAATACCTGAACAATTTCTAAAAAAATTTTTACCCAAAAAAGGAACATACATTCCTATCAAAGGTGGTGATAATTAAATTTCATATAATAGGAGATTAAATTATTCAAAGGAGATCTGTATATGGCTAGTATCACAAAGCGCGGTAGTTCATGGCAATATATGATTAATCACTATGTAGATGGCAAAAGAAAACCCATTTCAAAAGGTGGTTTTGCTACAAAGAGAGAGGCACAAATAGCTGCTGCAGAAAAAGAACTGTTATTAAAAAAAGGTAATCAAGTAATCGTTAAAGATAAACCATTTGCAAGATATTTCGAAGAATGGATTGAACTATATAAATCCAACAAACACATTAATACGTATAACAGGTATTCAAATTCTGTTGAGCGGGTCAAGGAACATTTTAAAGACAAACCAATTCAAAAAATTACTCGTGCTGATTACCAAATATTTTTAAATGCGTATGGGAAAGGTAAATCAAGAGAGACTGTTAGAAAGCTTAATACACATATAAGAGCCTGTGTAAGAGACGCAATCGAGGAAGGATATATAACAATAGACTTCACTCGTAAAGTGGAATTAAACGCTTCTAATAGTGCTAAAAAGAGTGAAGATAAACATTTGAACTATAATGATAGCGTCAAATTATACAAGGAGTTATTTAATCGTTTATCGCCTTCTACAAGTACTTACCATTTAATTTTATTAGGACTTGTATCAGGATTACGATTTGGTGAACTGACAGGACTAACCACAGATTGTTTCGATTTTAAAACGAATCAAATAAAGGTTTATAGAGCGTGGGACTACAAAAGAGGAACTGGTTTTGGACAATTAAAAAATGAACAATCTGAAAGAAAAATCTCTATTGATAAGAAAGTTATGAATGAATTTAAGAAGCTAATTTTGGCGGTACCTGAAAATGAAAACAATTTGGTTTTTTATAGACAATCGTCCATTAAAACAGTAACAAATGAAGGTGCAAATAAATTATTAAGAAAAACCCTAGATGCATTAGAAATCGAACATATCTCCATTCATGGTTTACGACACACACATGCGAGTGTCTTAATTTATAAAGGGGCTAATATCCATTCTGTTTCTAAACGTTTAGGACATTCAGATATTCAAACTACCCTTGATCACTATTCGCACGTATTAAAAGAAATGGAAGAACGAGATGAAGAAATAGCGATTAATGTTTATTCATCTTAATTTCTTTGTTCACCATGTTTACATTTTGTTTACCTAAATTATTTTTTATATGTGATTCAATGCGATTCTTAAAAATATCAGTATAAACAAAAAACGCTCAAAACCCAGTGTTCGTAAGGTTTCAAGCGCTTTTCAGTTTGGTTAAAAATTAACCTTTGATTTGCTATTGACGTCCCAGGAGGGATTCGAACCCCCGACCGACGGCTTAGAAGGCCGTTGCTCTATCCAGCTGAGCTACTGAGACATGATGTCGTTTCTTATGTATTCCATAGGAAGGACAATATTTATTAT